TATTAAAATCATTTCCCCAAGCAAATGTACCATATGGCATAATTTGTTCAACTAACGCATTTAATTGTGTAGTAAAGTCTGTCCATATTAATAAGTCATATTCTATATCTACATATTCTGGTATATTAATTGCAAATAATTCTGCAGATTCAATTGGTTCATTAGCTGGAGTTGGAAATATTTCATCTCGATATTTATTTCTTTTATTATAACTATTTTTATATATTATTTGATTTCCGTCTGCAGGTCTATTTATATCTAGTTTTTTTAATGTGTCACGTTCTTGTAATGAATTACGCTTAAGCATAATTAATGGAGATTGTAACATTCCTTTTTCGTCACGCAAATATCCCAATCTTCGAACATTGTCCCATTTTTCTCCGTTTGAATATATAACTGGCACATCTATTAATTCTCCATTTGCTTCTACTTGTGGTTGTATTTCATTTTCAATAAACCATTTTATTGCATAATCTATATCATATACAGTACGTTTAGGAGTTTTAACTACATCATCATCTCTACGTGTTTCATTAGCTCTATTTAATACTTGATCGTCTCTAGAAGATTCAGTACGCTTTAAAGATGGCTTATTAGTTTTTCTATCAATATTTTGTCGATTGACTCTAGACATTAATTAAATCCTTTATATGATGGTTCGTCATTTGTAGATCCAAATCTCATTTTTCTAATATTAGTTGGGGTTTGTCTTGTTACATGAGAATCACATACAACAGATACACTATATCCAAACTCACTACCATTAGGCCATGTATCTGGATTCTTCCCTGCAAAATATTGATTTGCATCTACATTGTCTAATTCATAAAATTCAGAATCCCATTTTACAATATCGCCAACCTCAGGATAAAATCCAGCTCTTTCTAATATATCTCTAGAAATGCCAAATTGTGCTGTACGATTATATGAATGGCCAAACTCATCCATATTTGCATTTTTAGTTTCTTTTGTTATAAGTACTGGAATTAAAATAGAATCAAAATATGTTTTAGATGTGGATTCACCATATATATTTGAATTTGATTGTTCAACTACTAATTTATAGAATTCAATTTCAGTGTCAATAATTGCATTCAATAGTTCTGCATTAATTGAAGCTAGAAATTTTGCGTCTCGTTGTGTGCCAAATAATGCCATAATTATCCTATATATATTTTTGTTGGTACTCTAGACAATACTTCATTCATTGCATCATTTTCTGCTTGTTGTCTTGTCATCATACTTTCTTTTGTCATTTTTTCTAGAAATTCTCTAAGTTGAGTAATTAGTGTATCTTTTTCTGATTGTCCTTGTGATACTAATTCAGTGCCGTTTAATGTTACTTCTGAGTTTGGTATTGGTACGGTTGAATATTTTCCTCTAACATATCCTAACATTTCTTTAATTACTGCTAATCCATATTTAATAATCCAAGCTCTACCCATATCATTAATGTGACTAAATTGCTGATATGTATATGGTATATTTGATGCATCACTTATTACATTGTTCATTACTGCAGTATTACCAAATAATACAGACTGATCTGCTTTTTTCTCTTCATATATGTATTCTACATAAAAAGAATCAAAATGTAAATCTGCAATTGAACCAGATGTAGATGGTACTGGAAATATTTTTATATCATCGCCATGTATTTCAAATGACCAATGGGATTTTCTTATTCTATCATTAAATTCGATAGTTTGTATTCTTAATAAATCTTGGTGTAATGGCATCATCATAAAATTAACAGATGGAGAAAATCCTCCAAAGTCCATTGAGTCTAATAAATTTTGTGAGCCTAACCCAGTTCCAACAAATGGATCAAAATATCTTATAATTGCAGGTGGTACATTATGTAACACTCGTTTAATTTCAATTGAACTAGAGTCATCTAATGGTAATCCAGATTCAGATACAGCTGTTCTTATACTATAATTTTGAACGCCTGGCGAAGTTTTTACTTTAGCAGTATACCATTTGTCATGTCCGCCAGAATCAGCTTCTGCGCCATATGTTTTAGATAATTTTGTAACATATGATAATGAAGATCCTACCAATGTGTTTGATAAACTTTGACTTACTAAAAAGTCAGACCCTGTTTGTATTCCTAATGTACTTAATAAGTTATTTGTAATATTTACTTGATTTACTTGATTTGAATATTCAATTACTGCAGATTCGAATGCTGTATAAAAATTTATATCTATTAATTCGACATCCATGATTGGATATCCAACATTTTGTGCTGCAAACTTTGCAAATGCATCTGCTTGAGTTTGAAACATGGTATCATTATCAAAAAAGCCAAATGGGGTTGATCCTGTTTGAAACGATGAGCTTCCAGGCCAAATTGGTTTATTTTCACTATAATCTGCCATTTAATATATTCCTTTATATATAAATATTATTGAAGTTTAGTTAATGTGGTTTCTAATAATTGAATCTGTTCTAAAGTTTCTATTTTTCCTACACCTAATTTTCTTATTGCTTGGAATGATTTAATTCCTGGATATGGTGTCATAATCTTGACTGTTATTAATTCAGATCCTTTTCCTAAGTCTTGTTCTATATGAACCATTAATACCATACGTATTGCACGTATTCTATCTAATACATCAACAAGATTACCTTTATATCGGATTCGCATTTGCATAGAGTATTTTGTTCTTGGTACTGCCATAATACTTTTTCTTTATAATAAATATCAAAACAGTAAGAAAGGGATGACAAAATCATCCCTTCTTACTTATTATAGTTAAATAAAATTTAATTAGTTATTAAAACTATTAAACTGAATCTAATCCAGCAACATATACTTTACCGTAGAATTCTGGTCTTACCATTTTCTTAGCATATCTTGTCATTACACCTTTTCTTGGGGTGAAATTAACAGGATCGTATACTAGTGGAGTCATAATCAAAGGTACGTATGGAGCATAAACTGCACCAGTTTCAAGGAATTGAGCTCCTCTATAACCCATAAGGATTACGTTTTCTTTCATGTATGGATTCTTATATACTGTGTATCTATTATTGATTGCACCAATTTTTTGAACACCAGCAGCAAATTCCATTTTAGTACCATCTGTGTCGGCAGCAAATCCAGGAATTGATTCTAGGATAGTTGCGACAGCAGGTGATGTTACTAAGAAATTAGCGCCACCCCTTAGGGTTTTTTGATGAATCTTATTAGATACTTTTTGAAGTTTAGTTCCTAAAGTTTGGAACCACTCTCCTTGTGTATTATAAAATCCACCATCAGCAACAGCTTTTCCTACGAAGGCTGTTCCAGCGGCATTTACAAATTGATTAGATACAGCTGACCAATACTCAGTTGTTACTGCGCCATTGATTAACATATCTAATATTTCAAGATCAATTTCCATTGATACATATTCACTTAGCATTGAAGTTAACTCAGCTTCTGCATCAATTGAATGATATGCATTCAAATCTTGAGCAAATTCTGGAGTCCATACAGCTTTTAACTTTCTTGTCTTAGCGACAATTGGGTCTGACTGCATTTCAAGATTAACTTCAGGAATATTAATATCATCACCTTTGTCAATACCACCGTTGTTGGCACCGCCACCAGCGAATGGATTAGCATCTTCGAAATCACCTCTTGTAATATCAGTTGGTTGTTTACTATACTTTACTGTAAATCCTCTATGGGCAGCATTTGTATTTAAAAGTGCACCTGATCCAGTTACTACAAATTCTACATTTCCGCCAACAACTCTTGTAAAAGCTGGGAATGTTGAAAATGCGGTAGCACTTGATTGTGATGTAATTGTAAATGATCTTACTGCTGTAAGGTCTGATCCTGATAATGATGTTGTAGGTACTTGTATTATTCTATGTTCAACAGTATTTTTACCTAAACCGGTAACACTACTATCAAAATTCATAGATGCAGAAGTTGCACTAGCAACTGTTACATTAAGTCCAAATCCACCTACACCAGCACCTGATGCTGTTTCGTTAAGTGAGTATCCAAATCTACCTGCACCATATAAACCACCAGAAGCTGTGTCAGCAGATGTTACACCAAACATAGAGTTGTCAGCATTTGGAGAACCAAATTTAAACTCATTTGATGTACCACCAGTTGTATTAAAGCCTGGTTGTGCGGTACCGTATTTAAAATCTAGATAAAATACTAGTCCTGAAGGTAAATTCATTGGTTGTACAGAGACGAATTCTTTTGCTGCAAATTCAGCAAATATTCTTCTTACCAATGGTAAAGCTACACCAGCCCACTCTTCAGAGTTAGCAGATGTACCACTAGATGAAGCTTCTTTCACTAATTGTCTAGCTTGATTTTCAAGCAATTGCGACATACCAGATCTTTGAGTATCTCCATCTAATCCTTCAAGAAGTCCTGTTCTTTCCCATTTTGATACTAAACCTTTAGCAGCATTTCTTTGGGAAGGATTATTGTCTTCTAATAAAGATGAAATTTCCATTTTTATTTTTCTTTCTTGTTTAAAGCAAACCGGCTAATTGTTTCCAACGATTAGCTAATTGGTTGCCTTCATTAATAATTTGTTTAGTTTTGTTACTTGGAGCTGTTGTTCCTGAAGCTTTAGATGCGAAACTTTCTTTCACAATCTTTTTCTTTTTAACAGGAAGTTGAAAACTCTCAGCTAACGTACTAAACACTAATTTTACTTCTCTTGTATTACCAGCTCTATCAAAATTTTCAATTACAGTCATTTTTTGATTTTCTGATAATTCAAAATTTCTGAATAATTTGTTGGTATAAAGAAGTTTTGCATTTAAAAGATTAACTTCGTTAATCGTGTCTTTTAAAGAATGAATAGTATTATAAGCTTCAGTAAGTTCATTTGAGATTTCTTCCATTTTTTCTTTTGGTTCGTCTTTCTCATCTTCTTCTTCTGTTACTACAGCTTCGTCATCTTCAGATAAAATTTCTTCGATGATTTCGTCTATATTAAATTCTTCATTTTTCATTCCTGAAGCACCAGCCATAAGATCATTACCCTTTGAATCAGTTGAATCAGCTGCATCTTTATTATATGCATCTTCTTCAATTGTTTCTTCTGGATCCATTTCTTCGTCTAAGTCTTCTTCTAGTTCACGAATTATTGCTTCTAGTTCTAGGTCTTCATCCGGTGCCATCATTGAATCAGCGTCTGCAGGATTTTCATCCTCATCCTTCATATACATACCTTCCATTGACATTTCTTCGTCAGCAGGTGCGTCCATATTTGGGGCAGGTGCTTCCATATCAATTTCTGTATCCATTTCTGGTGCAGGTGCTTCCATGTCCATTTCAGATCCCATTCCTTCTTCGCCTTTTGGTTCATACATTACGTCATGTTCCATAGTTGGTTCTGGTGTAGGTTCGTCCATATCTTCGTCGTCTAATTCTTCAGATAACTTTGCGGATAACATACCATGAATTCTAGGTGCAAAAGCTTCTTCTAGTGCTATCTTTGCGTTTGCTAATGCCGTTTCTTTAACAGCTTTAGCATCTGCGATTGCTTCTTTAAGCAAATCAGATTTTGCCATTGTTTTCTCCTTAAATTTATGTTTTGGAAATAAGATTATTGTGAATCTTAATAAGATTATATTATTATATGACGCTATATAGATTAATAACGTATTTTAAATAAATATAGGTAAAGTAAAAAAAACAGTAAAAAAGCCCCAACATTTCTGCTAGGGCTTTTATTATATTAATAGATGCTAACGAGCTGCTATTTATTCTTGGTCATTTAATGATTGCATTCGTTGTTTATAACTAGCTTGAATCATTTGTTGTCTTTTTATAACACTAGGTTTAATAAATTCTTTTTTCTCTTTAAGAATAGTTAATGTGTCTGCAAATTTTAATTTTCGTTTCCAATTACGTAATGCAAAGTTTATATCTTTACCAACTACGCTTGATCCTATACTATGTCCTGGAATAATTGTTTGATGTTGTTTTAATTTTTTATTCATATATTTGGGGTTTGTTTTGTAACTTGTTTTTGTATTGGCTTTAATGTAAATGAAAATTTTTCAACTTCAGGTAATTGACTTATAAATCCCTGTATTCGTTGTGATTCTTTAGCTGGATCTTCTCCCAATCTAACATAAAAAAATCCTTTTCCATTTTCATCTTGAAATTTTGTTTTAATAACATGCATAGCTTTTTTATTTAAAAATGCTTGTATAT